ATCGCCTTGCCGGCAGGGCGGAATGCGTGGTGATTGTTTAGGGCTACTTCGCTGGGTGAAAGCTGGGCTTCAAAACCCCGGTTCGCGGTTCAAATCCGCTAGACCCTCGACGCCTGTTCCCGCATTCCGCTCTGCCGACTTCACGAACCGCCGCGGGCTCGAAAGGAGAGAGCCATGCGAACCAACGTCAGGTCCAGTCACTTGTACGGCCCGCCGATCTTCACTCACGAAGGCGCTCCGGCCAAGCACATCTCTCCCGAATTGCAGCTTCGCCGGTCGGTCCTCGCCTGCATGTTGTGGGAGGACGGCTTCTATGAGGACGGCAAGACCATCGCGGAGCGGATCATGGAACTGGCTTCCAACGTCCCGCCGGAGACGGTCGCCAATCTGGCCATCGAGGCGCGGCACGAACAGCACCTTCGCCACGCGCCGCTCCTCCTGTTGAAGTCGCTCGTCAAGCACGGCAAGGGCGCGATGGTCGCAGACGCCATCGAGAAGGTGATTTCGCGCGCCGACGAACTGGCCGAATTCGTGACCCTCTACTGGTCCGACAAGAGCAACAAGAAGATGCTCCCGGCCCAGATGAAGAAAGGGATCGCCCGCGCCTTCCGCAAGTTCAACGAGTATGCCTTGCAGAAGTACAACCGGGACGGCGCCGTCAAGCTGCGCGATGTCTTGTTCCTGATCCACGCCAAGCCGCGCGACGACGAACAGGCGGCGCTGTGGAAGCGGCTGGTCGAGGGCGAACTCGCCACTCCAGACACTTGGGAGGTCGAGCTTTCGGCCGGCAAGGACAAGAAGGCGACGTTCGAGCGGCTGATCCGTGAGGGCAAGCTGGGCTATCTCGCGCTCCTGCGCAATCTGCGCGGGATGGAGACGGCTGGCGTCGATGAAAGGCTGGTGCGCGAGGCCATCCTCGCCCGCAAGGGTGGGGCCGACAAGGTGTTGCCGTTCCGCTATGTCGCTGCGGCCCGCGCTGCGCCGAGGCTCGAGCCGGAAATTGACGCTGCGCTGATCGAGGCGATTGGCGGCTCTGCCCCGCTTTCGGGGAAGACGGTCGTTCTGGTCGACGTGTCAAGCTCGATGGACGTGAAGCTGTCGGGCAAGTCGGACATGTCGAGGCTCGACGCCGCTGCGGCGCTGGCTTCGGTCATCAACGGCGATCTGCGGGTCTTCACCTTCTCCAATGGGCTGGTCGAGGTTCCGCCGCGCCGCGGCATGGCGGGTGTGGACGCCGTTATCAAGTCGCAGCCGCATGGCGGCACCCGGCTGGGCGATGCGATCTTCACCCTGAACGGCGGCAACCACACCGGGGGCCATGTGCGAACGCCCTACGATCCGCCGGGCGTCGGCTGCGACAGGCTCATCGTCCTGACCGACGAACAGTCGCACGACCGGGTGCCTGATCCGGTCGCCAAGTCGGCGTGGATGATAAACGTGGCCTCCAACCAGAACGGGGTAGGCTACGGGAAGTGGAAGCACATCGACGGGTGGTCGGAGCATGTGATCCGCTTCATCCAGTCGAGCGAGGCCAATGACGCCCGCTGAACTCAAGGCGGCGGCGATACGGCTCTACGGCGAGCGCGGCCACACGGTTGCGCTCGCCCAAGCCCTCAAGGTCGACTACTCTCAAGTCTGGCGCTGGCTCTCTGGCCGGACGCCCATTCCCGGCCCGGTCGAGGCTGCGGTCCTTTGCTGGTTGGAGAAGACGCAGTGAAATGCGAGGTAGACAACCTTTTCGCAACGGCGGCGATCCTCCAAATCTCGATCCGAAAGGAGGGGGCGAAACTTGTGCTGTCCAGTAAGATCAAGCCGCCAGACGCCCTCCTCGACATGTTCAGGGCGAAGAAGTGGGCTATCATGCTCAGGCTGACGGAATGACCGAAGATCAGGTGGTGGCGTGGATCATCGTCCCGGTCGTAGTCGTCGTCTCGATGCTGATTGGCTGGGCGACTGGGTTCTACCAAGGGGCTAGGGCGATGTCCCAGTGGAAAAAATCCAATCCTAGCCGCGCTGCTTGTTCCACTCAGCCGCCGCCAGATCCTGCCCCTCCTGAACGCTCGCGATCTTGAAGGCGTCGGCGCCCATCAGCACCGGACCCAGCGCCTTGCCGATTTCATCCGACACGAGCTCGATGAAGCCCTCGTCCCATTGCGCCGGATCGAGGATCTGCCCGGTGTAGACGAGGAGCGCGTTGGCGACGTTGGTCAGGATGACCTTGCGCGTCGGCAGGAAGCCGATGTCGTTGTCGATGGAGAACCGCTCGTAGCGCGGATCGTAGTTCGGAATGGCCATCGGGGGCCGCTTGACGCCGCGGATCTTCACCGCATCCTGCGGATAGGCGTATTCGAACTTCCACGGCAGGCTTGGGTAGGCCGGCGTCCACGGGACGGTGACATAGGACGGCGGCGCCCGCTTGAGAAGGATGCCCTGAATGTTGCGCTCCGCGAAGTCCCAATCCCCGGTGTAGAGGGTGTGGTCGCGGATTTCGGAGTAGCAGTTGAGCGCCGCGCGCGACGCTCGCGAGCCGTCGTAAAGATCGACAACGGTCTGGTTGTAGCCGATCTTGGCGAGGCCGATGTTGACGACGTCTTCGGCCCTTTGGACGGTGGTGGTCATCCGTTTATCTCAGCCGCCACTTTGATTTCGGACACTTCAATCTCCTCCAAGAGCTTCATCATGTTGGCGTCGGTCTCGATGAGGGATTTCAGGTTCTTGCCAAGCGCCCCGGCGAACGCCTCGAGGAACAGGGTGTCCCACTGCGCCGGGTCCGTGACCTGCGCGGTGTAGACGAGGGTGGCGGCCGGGAAGTAGCTCCAGATCACCTTGCCCTTGACCGGGTCGTCGCCAATCACCCAGAGCGACGGGATCGGGTTCAGGGGATCGTAGCCGACAGGCTTGAGCATTCGGATCTGGATGGCGTCGACTGGATAGACGAAGGCGGAAATCCACGGGTAGGGCGCCATCACCCCGGCCAGCACCGCCATGACCTCCTTCTGGGCGAAATTCCACATCGAGTAGCGCAACATCGAGTCGCGGGTCTGGCCATAGACGTCGAGCGCCTTCTTGGCCGCCATCGAGCCGTCGTAGAGGCTACCGATGCGCGAGCGGAAGCCGATCTTGGCCAGCGCGTAGTTGCAGATGTCGTTCGGGGTGGTCAGGGTGACGGCCATTCAGGAGAAGACCCCATGAACAGGTTGAGGAAGGCGGCGTTCGCGACCCGCGTGGTGCGCCAGCGGGACCGGGCGAAAGCCGCGCGGCTGAGGAAGATCGAAACCCAGCTTTTCATCGAGAGCATTGAGCGGCGCACGAAGGACACCCTCGAACTGGGGAAAATGCTGCGCGAAGTCCACGGCTCTCCGCTAAACATCGACACGCGCGGCGCCGAGCTGGACCATCGTCCCAACTTCTTCGAACAGGCTCTGCGCAAGGTCGGGCTTGCCTAGCAGCGAGATGGCGAATTCAGCCGCGAGATAGCGGACCACGGTCGAGCGGAAAATCGGATCCCATGTGGTCTCGATTGGGTTGCCGTTGAAGACCGCGACGGCGTTGGCGAGATTGGCCCAGATCACCGAAATGCTGTTCTGGATCGCGCCGCGCACCCAGTTGGTCGGCACCGGGTTGAGCGGGTCGGCCAGCGACGGCGGGATGATCTGCCAGATCTGCACGCAATTGGCCGGGAAGGCGTATTCGAAGCTCCACGGGAACGGGGCCGGGTTGCCGGTGAGAACGAGCGCGACCGTGGTGCGGGCGAAGTCCCAGTTGTTCATGCGCGCGACCGCGGCGATTGACGGCGCGTAGATGAGAGCCGCCGACTGACCAGCCGTCGAGCTGTCGAAACTGGGCGCGGTCCCGGTCACGGGCGGGCCGTCGAAGCCGATCAGTTGCAAGCTCTCGTTGACCAAATCCGCGCTTACGGTCATGGCTCAGTCCGGTACGAAGGGGGTGGGCGCGACGTAGAAAGTCCCTTCCGCCGCGGCGGTGAAGGGCGTGGTCGCCTCCCAGCGGTAGTTCCAGAGGCCGACTTCCGGGATCGCGGTGACGATGGCCCAGGTGTAGACCCCCGGCGACGGGTTGCCGAAGCCGGTGATGATGTCGATTTCCAGCCCGGCCGGCGTCAGGATGCGGGCCTTGAGCGTGGTCGCAGCTTGTGGAACGAGCGTGGTCGGATTGGCGAACGCGACGCCAATGATGACCGTTTGGCCTGGCACATAGACGTTCATGCGTAATCCGATGCCGCTGAAACGATGAAGGCGATGTCGCTTGCGACCGCCATCACCAGAGCGTTGTCCTCTGCGGTCGCTTGGACGAGGTCCGGGCTGGTGATCCTCGTCCCTTCGTGGTCGAACGCTCGCGCGCGGACGAGAGGGGTGTCGGACGCGACGGCGGTGGACGGCTCCGCGGTTGGCAGGCGGAAGGCCAGCAGGAGGCCGCGCGCCGCCGTCCTCGCCAAGCCATAGGCGAGAAGATGCCCGTTGAACGGACTGATGAGCTCGCCAAGCCCGGACGATATGGCCTTGCCGCGCCCGGCCAGAGAGGCAGGCCCGGAGCCGAAGATCGTAGCGAGCCCGGACGTTATGGCCCTGCCGCGCCCGAATAACCCCGTTCCAACTGCCGCCGCTGCGGCGCCGAAGGACATGGCTCGCCCGCGCGCCGCCAGCAGCACTGCGGGGATGGCCGTCGCCAGCACCGCCCGCCCGAACGACATCGCAGCGCCGGACCCCGACAGCGGTTGTGGGGTAGCGCCAGCGACCGACGCCCATTCCTCGAGCGCGACTTGCGTCACCTGCGCGAGCGCGAGCGGCGCGACCCACTCTTCGACCGAGACTTGGGTGACTTGCGCGACCGCCGAAAATCCGAACTGCTCGACGGAGACTTGCGTGACCTGGGCGGAAAGGTTGGTCAGATTACCGAACTGTTCGACCGAAACCTGCGTGTCGCGGGCGAACGTGGTCGAGACGATGGTCAGCGTCGGCGTCTGAGTGTAGGTGTTTGCTACGCTCCCATTCGGATAAATGCGGAAGGCGTAGGTGTCGCCGTTGGCGATTTGCAACGACTGGAACTCGATCCCGAATTCGATTTCGGTGTAGTCGCCAGTCGTCAGAATAAAAGCCGAAGTCGCTCCGGTGAAGTCGTACTGACCGTTCTGGAAGACCCCGCTCGCGCCGGTCAGGAGGCTTGAGCTGATCGCTGAATTGTCGGCGCTCGCGCCCCCGGTGGCGTCGGTCGAGTAGACCGGGTTTGCGCCAACAGAGTTTGGAATTAAGGCATAGGCGCCCGCGTTCTTCGATACGAAAAGTTGGTAG